AGAGAGCGGCATAGGTTTTGAGGGTTTGAGGCGCATTGTCCTTGAGATTTTCCAGCGTGACGTAACTTTCGTCGCCGTCAGTACCGCAGGAAAGAGAGGTGGGTGCAATGCTGCACCCACCGAGGCAGGCCAGAGAGAGCGCCAGGAGAATGGGGGATTTCATGGAGGCGATTCCTTGAATACGTTGCGCCAGATGGCCCAAAGATAGCGGTCAAGAGCCGCGATGTAAAGTGTTTTGTCGGGGGACAACAAGGTCTTGATGTAACTCGCTAGTAGGCACTAAATGCTCATGCTGCGCGTCGCAAAGTGCTAACCGATCGCTCTAACAGTGACCAGATGGTTTTCCCCCGAACCCCCTTTCTCTTTTTACGGGGTGAATCCGGCGCTGGCGCTTGGATTCGATTATTTTTGGCTAGGTGTGTCACCTAGCCAGTACCTATCAAGTAGAGAGGTACTGTTTCGAGGCGGGTGCCTCGGATAGATGTGAGAACGCCCGCACAAGGCGGGCGTTGGAGTCTGCAGGGCGGGTGTGAGGGGCTTATTCGCCCTGTGCAGCGGGATCAGGTGGGAGCGCAGGGTCTACCTGCGTGGTATTGGTTACGTTCGCCTCCGGCTCACTTGCGACAGCTGGCGCTGTCTTGCCGGACAGGTCCGGCAGTTGTCGCCCTGGCTTAGCCAGGGCGGGGAGTAGTTCGTCGAGTCGACCGATGTTGTCGGGGTCATTGACGAACTCGAAGAATTTCGCGGGATCCTCGTCGAATTCCTTGCGAATCTCCGAGGGTGCCGAATTAAAGATCTGGCGACCGCGAGCGAGCTGCGCGGCGGACGTAGTGAAGTCGAAGTCGGAGAAGTCGCCATAGAACGCCTCGTTTTTCGCCAGGTGCGAAATTGTTTGTGTCGTCGCGTAGCGTTGCATGATGCGGTTGATGTCCGTTTCGTCCTTGAAGGCATTTTGGGTTCGCCCATCGGAATAGTCCTTTTTCGAGCGAGCTGCCAGGAGTTTGGCCCTGGTCAGCTTTGGAGATTTATCTGCGAGTTCGCGGAGTTTGAAAGACATGGTTATTTTCCTTTGAGCATTCGTAGAAGAGGGAGGAATTGTTGCAGGCCTTTGGCCGTTCCGCCCATTGAGTCCAGATTTTTCCAGAGCGCGGCTTCCGCCTGAGCGCCTGGGAGTTGAGATTGCAAGAGTTTGATCTCCGCGCGGAGCTTGTTGCGGAGTTCCTCCTGGACGGATTGTTGCCAACCAAGGAGCTGCTGTTGGGTCTCGTCTGTAGCGGTTTTCTGTTTCAGATTGTGCAGGGCGGCTTTTGCGAAGAGCGCTTCCTTAGCGGTAGATGCGCCTTTCGACGCACCGTCGATGGCAGCGCCACCGACATTGCCCATAACCGCCATGTTACCGGCGGGGGTAGAAGCGTCGAATTTCCCGGCGAGAATCGGATTGATGCCCGCTACTTTCAGGTCAGCCATGCGGCGCTGAACGGCAGTGCTGGACATACGTTCCTGAAAGGCACGGTTGCGGGCGGCTTCCTCGCGGTTTTCTCTGTTCGCGTCCTTTTGTCCAGAGCCACCGAACAGACCGCCGATGACAGAGGACGCGATCATTCCTGCGCCTGCAGAGATAGGCATCAGAGTCTCCCGATGCCGCCAGGCACGCCGAACATCGGCAGCGGGCGCGCGGCCTTAATGTTGTGGAAGAAGTCGGCGATAATATGAGGCTCTGTAGGGATGGCGATAGCGTCATCGAGCGGGTCAGTCGTGTTGTTTTCAATGAAGGTAGAGCCGAGCGTGGGAAGCGATGTGAACTCCTCGCTGAGAATCCATGGGGAGAGCGAGCTCGCAGCAGTAGGCCGGAAAAGTCCGGTGATCGACCCGGACATGTAGCGATATTCGCCGTAGCGTTCCTGATAGCCGAACACGTCAGTGTCGGCAGAAGTGCCCTGGGCATAGATTTCCTGATTGAGCACAGCTTGTTCGCCGATAGTCGCGAGCGGCGGGTAGTAGAAGTCCAGATTCGAGGTTTTGCTCCAGTAGCGGTCGAGACCCTGGGAGTAAGTGATATCGCCGCGAATGTTGCCCAGGCAGATGATCACGCCGTGTTCCACGAATGATTGCGTGAAGCCGTGCGAGCCTGAGGCGGTGCCGAAGCCTGCCAGGTTGCCGAGCTTGTCGTCGGCCGCTGGCGTAGGTTGTCCAGAGGTCTGCGCGACGGGAGTAACGTTAATGCGGGCAGAGCCGCCACCGAGGAATTCCGGCCGCTGAAGCCGGAAGTCGGGAGAGGTAACGCCCCACATGCCTTTCAGCTTTTCGACATAGCGGGTGCCGGATCGAGCGTCCATTTCGAGGACTTTCTGAGACATGTACGCCAGGCGCAAGTCATTGATGGTAGCGGCGGTAGCGTTGGTCAGATCGGCGAGAACGTTGGGGTAACCATCGAGACCGGTGTCCGTTGAACGAATTTCGAGGTCGTTCGGCGAAGAGAGCATGTACGTGTACGTGTCAGTACCACCGTCCGATTCCCGGACCGTCGCGCCGGCGCCGGAAGTGGCAGAAGCCTGCCAACCGATACCGAGAACGGGCGCGGTGCTGCCGAGCGGCAGCGAAACGGCTGTGCCTTTTTGCGGCCAGGGGAGACACGAGGTCAGATAGTCATGGCGTTTGCCGCGTTTTTGAAGCGCGAAAGCAGAGCCGCCAACAGTGGATTGGTCGGTGTCGAAGAGCAGCGAGTCTTGCAAGTTTTCGTCGCGGAACCAGTCGTTCCAGATTTTGTAGTACGCGCGCATAGGCAACGCGCTGAAGGAAAGACCGGCAACGCCGATAGGAATGGCGAAGTAGTCATAGATTTCGCCAACGCCGACCGTACCGGCATACGTCACGACGGGTACAGAGAAGTCGGTGCTGTCGCCAGGATCATCCTGGGCACCGTGGAATTTTTCGAGGTTTTCCCAGATCAGCCGGTACGGGCAGAAGAAGTAGAAAGTCTCGAAGTAGAGATTGTCGAGAATAGGGTGAAGAGGCGTAGCCAACCTCAAGAAGAAGTCTGTCCGCATGTTGAAGGTATCGCCTGGAATAACATCGATGGGCTTGCAGATCGGTACCAAGTAGTCCGCATCGAAGGTCGATTTGTGCGGGTGGGAGAGGTTGAAGGTCGACCTGGGAAGGCTGACGCTAGGAACCTGGCTAAATGAGTGTTGACTACGCATGTTCGTTACTCCGTTCCGCCTGGTGAGGCGATGTTTTCGTTGGCGGCGGCCAGTTCATGCCCGTTCGCCAGGTGAGTGGGTGTTTCAGCGGTGTATTCGCCGTCTTTGTCGTTGAAGATGCCGTTCCGATAGAGCCTGTAATGCTCGGGATGTTTCCCGATGGGGTGACTCTCGTCGCAAGCGATATCGCCGAATTGACGCACGGCCTCACCGTCAGCGACGGCAAAAAACGGCCGCGAGTACGCGCACGTGGCCGAGTCGTAGATTGTATAGCTGTTAAGACGCATCTGTTTTCTCCTTGAGTTTGCCAATTTCTTGGTCGATGAACCGGACCTTTTGTTTGGTCCGTTTATTGAACTCGTTACGTTCTCTGATGCAGTTTGCCCGAAGTTCCTCGAGCATTTCGATAGTTATTTCTCGCATGTTGTTCATATCGTTTCTCTCCTGTGATTTTTCGCTTTGTGGACCTTGTAACGGTCGATTAGCCGCTCGGGGGTAAAATCGGCCGCGTGAGTTTTTATAAAGTCCTCTCGCACTTGTTTGACCAGTTCAAGTGTTTCTGGGTCTCGTGCCTCGAGAATTTTCTGATAGTAACGGGGTACTTTGTGGATGATGCCTTTGCCTGGCACGGGTACCAGGTCGGCTGGGAAGATGTCGTTTTGATATTTGTCATAGAATTCTGCGCCGATTCCCGGCTTGAGAGACATGGTCACATATTCAGGTTGCAGCCAGTAGGCAACGCCGTATTCGTCATTGCGTAGGTAGTGATCGAGGGCTTGGTGTCCGGTGATTTTTTTAAGAATGTAGCGAGCTGTGTAAGCAGCGGTTTCGTAGTTGAGCTCGCCGACAGTGGCGAAGCCGTAAGGCCATAGAGATTGCAATGTTTCACTTTCGTACGTGATGACTCCTTCCACGTTTTTCCAGACGATGGAGTCAGTGAAGTCGACGTTAAATAGACAGGCGTGATAGTGAGGCCGTTGGGTAAGGTCTCCGTATTCCCCACAGTGAAAAAAACGAATTTTTTGGGGGAATTTTCTGCGGAGCCGTTTGATGAAGTCTTGGAAGTGCTTTTTGTTAAGCGAGTAGTCAGCGGGGACATGGTGTCCTTGGGCGAGTTGTTCTCGGGTGCATTCGCTGGGGTCTCGGTATGTGAGAGTAACGAAGCAATTCCCGAAATGATCACGGTGCAGGGTTGATTCCTGCACGATTCGGACGGCCCACATAAGAGCGCGATCAGTACGGCAGCCAAGACACTGGCCACAAGCAACTTCAAGCTTTTCCTGGTTGAGTCTGGTTTTTTTGAAAACAAGCCCATTGGTCTCCGGACAACGGTAGCCCTTCAGCGGTGAGTAGCAGGCCACATCACAGACGGATGCCGCCGCGCTGCGGACGGTTTCGGAAATTTTTCGGATGGTGGCCAGAGTTCGCGCGGAAGTTCCGACGCGATTTGGATTTGCTCATGCGACGACGTTTCATTCGTTGGACTCCTGATAGTTGAAGCCGCAGAGAGCGGCATAGGTTTTGAGGGTTTGAGGCGCATTGTCCTTGAGATTTTCCAGCGTGACGTAACTTTCGTCGCCGTCAGTACCGCAGGAAAGAGAGG